TTGCTACTAGGTTCTGAGTTTGCTCGGCCTCTAGTCTGTTCTGAGTTTGCTCGGCAGAAAACCCAAATTCATTCAATCAAAGGAAAATACTATGTCTGACTTCATCAAGTCACAGGCAGAAGTCCGTAATAACCTAGTTGCTCAGATGCGCGAAGTCCTAGACTCAGCAGACTCAACACGCGGACTATCAGCCGAAGAACTAACCAAGATTGAGCGCCTAGAGGCTGACATTGCTCAGCGTGACGCTTCAATCGCAACTGCTCAGAAGGTAGAAGAGCGCGCAGCGCAGGCTACTGAGGCAGCAGCATCATTCACTCCAGCAGTATCAGCAGGCCGTACCGATGCAGAGATTCTTCGCGCAATCGCACGCGGTGAAGTTCGCGGCCACGAGTTTGCTCGTGAATCACGCAGCCTAGTTCCTTCGGCCAACACTGTTGGTCAAAGTTTCTTCGATGTCGTTTTCGGGGTGGCGCGCCTTGTAGGACCGATGCTAAACATCTCACAGGTTCTAAACACCGCTTCAGGTGAGAACCTAGTTATCCCAACTGCAACTGCTTATTCATCAGCAGGTTCAGTAGCAGCAGGTTCAGCAATCACAGAAAGTAACCCGACATTTTCGAGCATCACACTTGGCGCGGAAAAGTATGGAGCGCTTGTACAGATCGCAAACGAACTATCAACCGATGCCGGTTTTAACATTGATACCTACATCGCTGAGCAACTCGGTCAATCACTAGGTGTACAGGCCAACACAGTTCTTACCAACAAATTGGTAGCGGCTGCTGGTTCTGTAGTTACAGGATCAACCGCAGTAAGCGGCGCGTTCACCTATGAGAACCTGATCGATTTGATTTACGGAATTGCCGATGGCGCGAGAGTGCTTCCGAATTTGGGATTCCAGATGTCAAAGTCTGGTCTAGCGGCTGCTCGCAAATTGAAAGACGGGGCTGGCAATTACATCTGGCTAGACAACGCAGTAAACGGACAGCCAGCACAACTTCTTGGCTACCCAGTTTATGAAAACCCGGCGATCCCGGCTGTGGCTACAGGTGCGAAGAGCGTGCTTTTCGGACACCAGCCATCATTCGTTACTCGCGTTGCCGGTGGTATCCGCGTAGACCAGAGCAACGACTATGCATTCAATGAGGATGTTACAACCTACCGTGGCCTAATCCGCCTTGATGGTGGACTGACTCACGCATCACACATTGGCTTCTTCAAGGGTGGCGCTTCATAAGCCAGCCTTAAGGCTAAAGACCGGAAGCCCCTCAATCGTGCGTAGGCGATTGAGGGGTTTCCTCTTACCCTAGTTTTTTTGCTAGTCTTGCAGCATGAAACCTACGCCTAAAATCAATGGGACAATTACTGTCTGGAGCAACTCTCCCGGTCAAACAACTGGCTACGGCCAGCAGGCCGAGTATCTTGTAAATCGCCTAAAGCGCGATGGTGCTAAAGTTGCGGCCTCATCCAACTATGGACTTGAAGGCTCTATTGGCACTTACAAAACACCTTATGGAGATATCCCGCATTATCCTCGCGGCCTTGATCCATACTCCAATGATGTTGCACCGTATCATCATCAGCACTGGAAAGGTAAGAACCCTGATCTACCTGATGCCTTGATAACTCTTTATGATGTCTGGGTTCTAAAGGGTAAAGGCTGGGACTCAATAAACATTGGCTCTTGGGTTCCTATTGATCACGCATCAATAACTCAAGGCGTGGAGAACTGGCTTCGTAAAGAAAATGTCACACCGATTGCGATGGCTCCTAATGGTAAGCGCTTGATGGATGCCAAAGAGATCGAGTGCGAGTATGTACCGCACGGCATTGATACCAAGATCTTCAAGCCAAGCAATCAGATTCAGGGCATGGATGTTCGTGAGTACATGGGCATGACTGATCAATTTATTGTCGGAATCAACGCGGCAAATAAATCCAGTGGCTTGATGCACCGCAAATGTTTCTCAGAAAATCTTTTGGCATTTGCAATCTTTAGATCTAGACATCCGGATGCAGTGTTGTACATCCACTCAGAGCCTCTAGGTGCAACCGGCGGCTGGAACCTTATTGCAATGTTGCAGGCCTTTGGTATTCCATCGGATGCGGTGATGTTCCCACCGATGCTTGATTACAAGTACGGAATAAGCCAGAAGGATCTTGCTGCTCTCTATTCTGCAATGGATGTCTTATTGGCTCCAGCGCTGGGTGAAGGCTTTGGCCTTGCAACTATTGAGGCTCAGGCCTGCGGTACTAGGGTAATCGGATCTAACTGGGGCGCTACCCCGGATCTAATTGCAGAAGATTCTTGGCTTGTCGAAGGGCAGCCTACTTGGGATGCCGGCCAGAACGCTATTTGGACTATACCGCTAGTGCCTTCAATAGTGCAGGCTCTTGAACTTGCTTATCAGGCTGATCGTGGCCCTAGCAAGTTAGCCATCGAGTTCGCTAAAGAGTTTGATGTAGATAATGTCTGGAGCAAGTATTGGGTTCCGACTCTAGGCAGGTTGCTGGCTAAGTGATCCCAGTCTTAGGGTTCTGCACTCTAAAACGCTTTGATCTTGCTGAGAGATTGCTGGCCTCGATAGATTACCCAGTCGAGCATCTTGTCATCATTGACAACTCAGGCACTCAGACTTGGCAGCCTAGCAAGCCAGACTTAGTAAAGAACCTTTGGCTTATACAAGTGCCTTATGGCTTAGGCCTTGTAGGTGCTTGGAACCTGATTGTCAAAACTACCCCTTATGCACCCTATTGGTTACTTGTAAATGATGATGCTTGGTTCGCTGCTGGATCGCTAGAAAAGATTGCTAATGAGGTAGATACTCAGGCATTGAACTTTGTAGACATCATTCCGTCTTGGTCATGCGTTGTTTTTGGCGAAGGCATGATCGCTAAGGTCGGCTTGTATGATGAGCGATTCTATCCGCTGTATTTTGACGATAACGATCTTGAGCGCCGAGTCAATCATCACGGAGTACCTATCAAGACTATTGAGGCCAAGGTCTATCATGAGAACTCAAGCACTCTAAACTCAGGTTACGCAGTCGCAAATAACAGGTCTTACCAAAACAATCAAAAACTCTTTACCGCTAAAGAAAATGACTACACTCAAGGCGAGTGGGATCTAAGCATAAGAAGGGCTAACCGATGGGACTAAGGGTTTACACCGGTGGATCTTTTGATCTATACCACTGGGCGCACGGTGAGTTCCTGAGGCGCTGTAAAGAATTGGCCGGGGATGGCAAAGTAATAGTGTCGCTAAATACGGATGAATTTATCAAGGAATATAAAAAGAAGGGATTGGTGATGACTTATGAAGAACGGAGAAAAGCGCTCTTGTCTTGCCGCTGGGTTGATGATGTCGTTGCCAATATTGGTGGCGCTGATAGTCGTATGGCTATTGACTTAGTAAAGCCGGACCTGATTGTTATTGGATCAGACTGGGCTAGAAAGAATTACTACACTCAAATGGGCTTTGATCAAGATTGGCTGGATGACCGGGGTATCGGGCTTTGCTACATACCGTACACTCAAGGCATCAGTTCGACAGACATCAAAAGCCGATTGCGGTTTGAGCGGTAGAATTAGGTTATGGCAATCTCCAACGGATACGCAACCTTAGCCGAGGTCAAGGCTGCACTTCGCATAACCGACAGCATTGATGACTCTCTCTTGGAGATGGCTATTGAGTCTGCATCCCGATTGATGGATGGTCACTGCGCTAGATCTTTCTATAACGCGGGTACCGCAGCGCGCTACTTTGTAGCCGACACAGACTACATAACTTATATTGATGATGCTATCTCGATCACTCAGGTTGCAACAGACACCTCAGCCGATGGCACTTATGACATTATTTGGCAAGCCGATGACTACCAACTCGAGCCGCTCAATGGGCGCGTAGACGGCCTACCAATGCCTTACAACGCCATTAGAGCGGTCGGCGATTACACTTACCCAATCTGGGGCGGCGAAGGCTTGGTCAAGGTTACAGGCACTTGGGGCTTCAGTGCGATTCCTACAGCGATCAAGCAAGCAACGATCATCCAGTCATCAAGACTTTTCAAAAGACTTGATTCCCCCCTTGGCGTGCTTTCCAGTCCCGATTTGGGTTTCATCAGAGTTGGCTCACGCCTTGATCCTGATGTTGCTCAGTTGGTAGATACTTACCGGATTGTGAAGTTTGCATAGTGGCAGCAATCAGCGCTATCCGCAGTGGGCTTACGACTCAATTAGCAACGATCACCGGGCTAAGAACTAACAGCACCGGCACGATCCCGGACAATGTAAACCCGCCTTATGCAATAGTTCAAATCTCTACAGTGGACTATCACAAGGCATTTAACAACGCGCTAAACACCTATAACTTTGTGGTGACCGTTGTTGTAGGTCGCGTGGATGAGCGCACCGCGCAAAGAAGTCTTGATACCTATTGCACCCCAAGCGGAGCAAGTAGTATCAGGGGTGCTATTGAAGCCAACAGAACTCTTGGTGGAGTTGTGTTTGATACAATAGTTACAGGAATGAGAAACTACGGCTCAGTCACAATCGGCGATACTAATTACCTAGCCGCCGAGTTCGATATCGCTGTTCAGGCAGACTAACAAAAGGAAAAAAATGGCAAAGCAAGTAATCACCAGCCGCTTTGTGTCTATCGGCACAGCGGATATCTCTAACGCATTATCGGGAGCCTCACTTGAGATTTCCGTGGATGAGGTAGATAAGACCTCACTTTCTAGTGGAGGGTACCGCGAGGTAGCAGCAGGTTTGCGCTCAGGATCTATCACTCTAAACTTCATGCAGGACTATGCTGCTGGAGCCATTGACTCACTTCTATTCCCACTAATCGGAACCGAAGCGACTGTCACAATCCGCTCAAGTTCGGCAACAGTATCTTCATCCAATCCTTCGTACACGACCCTAGCCTTGATAACTGGTTATGCCCCAATTTCGGGAGCAGTCGGAGATTTGGCAACATTTGATGTTACATACCCAACTTCAGGAATTATTACACGCGCAACCGCCTAAAAAACTAAAAGGATAAAACATGAAAATAAACCTACGCATCCTATTTCTTGACGGCAACTCTAAAGAGATTACTTGCTCAGCAAGTGATCTAGTTAAGTTCGAAGATAAGTTCAACATCTCAGTAAGCAAGATCCAAGACGAGGTAAGAATTACTCACCTCTTGTTCTTGGCTTGGGCTTCAGAACATCGCACCAAAGCAACAGGTTTTGACTTCGAGGCTTGGACAGAAACTGTCGAGTCAGTTGGAGCCAGTGAGATAGACCCAAAATAATTGGGTTAGGTGATGACTCCAGTCATTGGTTCATCGCCACTCTTGCAGTAGAAACCGGAATCGCACCATCGGTCTTGATGCAAGAATCTGATCGGATGCTTTGGACTATGGGCCGCTACATGATGTGGCGTGCCAGTAAGATGAGCAATTAGAAAACCCCCGCCTACGCAGCGGGGGCTTTTCTTTTATCTTGCTAGATTGTTTTGGTTTCAAATCCAGTTATTGAAAAGCGTGGATTAGATAGCACTGCTCCAACCGCTAGATCAATCATGCGCTGCACTTCTTCTTGAGAGTGCTTGGAGTTGCGGCAAATGTTGGCAAATTCCTCAGTGTCTGTAATTGCGTTGTAGGCAGTGCGTACAACTAGCGATTGCCAATAAGGGTTTAGGTGCGGGATCGAGTCTTTGGTTATTGACTGAGTAGCCTCTATTGAGAGTGTGATGGTGTAATCAATCTCGGCTTGATTGGCCTCTTGTGACATGGCCTCATTGGCACTGGCAAAGTCATCACCGAAGGAATCCATAAAGTTCCAGTAAGCCCACCCTTTGCTGTAATAGGCAGAGGTAGACATTTCATTATCAGTAGAGTTCCAGTCGGTTAGGTGAGCAACTACCAAGCCATGATCATCTTGGTATGGTGTGACCGGTTGGTAAGTGACAAACCAAGTAGCGCCTCGGCTATCTACGCTTGAGTGAACCGCTGGCTTGTCTAGATCTATTGCAGTTGTCTGAGTCATTTGATTTCCCTTTCTATTGACTTGCTTGTAATGTAGCACAGTTTCAGGGTGTCAAGCCTTATTTAGATTACAATTTCATAACAGCGATAGAATAGAGGTTATGGCTGCCTCTCTTTTCACCTTTACTCTTACCAAGATTGGTATGTCTAGGGCTGGATTAGTGGGAGCCAATGACTACTCGGTTACCGAGATCAGGGAACTTCAGCGCAGGCTCAAGACCGTAAATCCCATACTTCGCACCGAGTTGATCAGGGATGCTAAGAAGGCCGGTGAGCCGGTGCAGTTGGCAGTCAAGAGCGCTATTGCTGCGGTAACTCCATTATCAGGTATGACTCAAGGCCGCCTAAATTGGAACCTCAGCGTGGATGCCAAGGGCAAAGGCCACAAGTCTACTGATGTCAAATTGCAGTTTCGAACCCGCTCAAGTGGGCGCTCGGATGTCACTAGCCTAGTAAGAGTGCAGGTCGCATCGCCGGCAGTTGTCATGGCCGACATGGCTGGTAGATCCCGCACTTACATGGGTGCCGGGTATAAAGGCTCAGGCCAAACCCGCGAGTATGCCTATAAGGGCGGCACTCGCACGCACCGCGTGGATGGCAGGGGCATCAAGAATCCTAAGAGGCAGTACAAGTTTGCAAGACAAGGTGATGCCCTATTGCAGAACCTCGGCGGCTCGGCTTCACGCTATGTCTGGCCAGCAGCAGAGAATAAAATTCCAGCAGTACGATCCGAGATTGAACGCATCTTGCGCGATGCCTATACCAAGATAAATAGAAAAGGTTTGTAATGGCTGGCTCAATACTCATACCCCTAAAAGCGGTCTTTGATGACAAGGGTGTAAAAGACGCTTCAAGACAATTTAGCAAGTTAGGTAAAACCCTAAAGGGAACCCTTGGCGCGGTTGGTCTTGGTGTTGGTCTTGCAGCAATTACAAGCCAACTAAAGCAAGCCACTAAGGCTGCGGTCGAAGATGGCAAATCGCAGGGCCTACTTGCTCAGCAGTTACGCAATACAGTTGGTGCAACTGATGAGGCCATTGCAGCCAATGAGCAATACATCAGCAGTCTTGAACTCTCAGCGAATATTGCTGATGACACTCTTAGGCCGGCACTTGCAACTTTGGTCCGAGCGACTGGTGATGTTGGTCGCGCGCAGGAACTTCTTGCAATCTCTACTGATGTTGCCGCTGGTACCGGTAGAGATCTTGGCGCGGTTGCAATCGCAGTAGGTCGAGCAGCCAACGGTCAGACTACAGCGCTGAAGCGTTTAGGTATTACGGTCAAGGCCGGTGAAGATCCGATCAAGGCTCTTAGTGCCGCCTTTGCCGGCAACGCTGAGGCAGCCGCTAATCTTGATCCGTTCCAAAGATTACAAGTTATTTTTGGCAGGATCCAAGAGCAGGTAGGTGTTGCACTTGTACCAACCTTGCAAAACTTTGCAAACTTCTTAGCCTCAGAAGAAGGCCAAGGCAAGATACAACAATTTGTTGATGTCGTTACTATTGCCCTAGAAGGCCTTGTAGGATTCATAAACTTTATTGCTGATAACTTTGAAACGCTAAGCAAACTTGGAACGGTTATTGGTACCGTAGCGGTCGCTATGGGCGTGCTAAACATTGCGCTCAATACCAACCCGATCATTCTTGCGATTTCAGCGGTTGGCCTTCTTGTAACTGCCTTTATGGCTCTCAATGGGCAGATCAATCTTGTCAATAATGCAAGGCCTAAGAACGCGGCTGAGGCCGGCCAGCAAGCCTTTGATGCTTCAATGAGATCTGCCGAACGCAATCCAATTTTTGGCACACCTTACAATGAGTCACAGGCTAGATTTAACGCCGAGAAGGCACGCCGTGAAGCAATCAAGCAATTCAAAACTGATGCTTATGACCGCGGTGAAGCGGCTCGCTATGGTGCGCTTGTAGGTCAATTCCAAAAGACAACCGGTGCAATCTTTGATCCATTTGCAGGTGCAAGCACTGGTAAGACCGGTGGCACCAAGGCAAAAACTCCATTACAACTTGCTGCTGAAAAGGCTAAAGAGGCTCTAGACAAAGCCAAGGAAGTCCTAAAGGAGTTCAAGGATGACATCAAGCAACTTGGTACAGGCTTTGAGTCACTTGGTCAAGCGCAATCGGAACTAGGTCAATTCCAGCAATCGGTTGTAGATACCTTTGATGAGATAAATAAAAAGATCGCTGAAGGATTAGCCTCTAATAAGTTTGGCACTAAGGGTCTTGACGAACTTCGCAACTTCCTAAAGGCTCAGAGAAATCTACT